CACCCACCACTGGCCTTCTAACTCTGAAAGGTTTGTTTTTTGGATTTTCAAAATCATGCAAACCTCTAGTTAATTGTTCATCATACTCAAGTTCTACACCATCTACAAAATAAACTTGGTCAGTAGCTACTGTAGCTATTACTGCGGTTTTATATACTTCTTCTTTACCTTCTGCCAAACCATTCAATTTTACAATAGAACCATTTTCAATTGCTGTATTTTGAATACCACTTCTTAGATAAGCTCCGACATCTGTGCTTACCATGTTTTCTGCTATGAAGATTCCTTTATTTGCCATAATTATTCCTCCTTAATTTTTTAAATTAAACAAATCACCATAAGGTGATATTACTGAATTTTGTTTACTTTCTTCTACACCCACTTTAGCAGGTGGTTTTTCTTGCTTTGCCTTGCTAAATGTAAGTTTGTTTTTTACTATATAAACACATATATCAGCGTCTATATCTGCTGTAGTTGCATATTCATCTACTTTACTAACGAATATTTCTTTTACATCATCTGAAATAGATGAATATTCATTGTTGATGTGGTCAATCTTTTCCTGCCTTAACCTTTCCTGTTCCGCATCAAATTCTTCCTGTTCTTTCTGTGCTTTAAATTCTCTAAGTATAATTACTTCTGCTTCAAGTTTTTCATATTTTGCTTCTAATTCTTCAAAATCAGTAAGAAGTTCATTATATTTTAGTTCAAAATCTTCTGTTTCTTCTTCCACTTCTTCTGTCTTTTCATCTACAGTTTCTACTTCTTCTTCAAAACCTTCTTCTAATTCTTCTGTCTCATCTACTTTTTCATCAGATTCTTCTTCAAATTCATCAGTAGATTCTTCTAAGGTTTCGTCTACTTTCTCATCAGCTTTTTCATCCTCTACTTCTTCTGTAAAATCCTCAGTGTTTTCAACTTTTTCTTCGATGTTTTCAGTTTTGTTATCTTCCAAATTGCCACCCCCTTCAGTGAAATTCAATGAATTTCTAAGTTCTGCTACCATTTGAGTAAATTCAGACTTAAATTCTTCCTTATCTAAGCTAAATTGTGATATTTTTGCCGATTCAAATGCAGGTGTTACATCTTCTCCAAGTATACATAGTGCCGAAAATTCACCATCTAATAATTCAAAATAGTCGGGTTCTTCTTCTGAATATTCTCCATCAAAAACATTTATTTCCATTGACTGATGGTTTTTATTTTCTAACACTTTTAATACTTCTGGATAGCGATTAGTCCAAAGAAACGCTGTAGTAGTAAGATATTCATTAACTGTTCCATCTTCTTCTTCCACATTCTCCCATTGTACTGTTGCAGAAGAATCCACAAAGCCATAAGGTTTAGTTGTTTCTATGTACTTGATTCCTTCATCTGAAATTTCAATTTTTCCACCATGAGTACCAAAATCTTCTTTTTCTTCTTTCCATTCACCAACTATGGGTATTCCATATAAAGAAGGTATCATCTTTTCAAAAGTTTCTTTACTTATGATAGAAAAATTTCTATTCTTCCCTGCATAGGCAATATATACTTTTACCATATGGAACTGTGAGTTGAATTTTGTCGGGGTTTCAAATTTGGACTCAAATGTTATAATCTTATCCTTCAAACACAATCACCGCCTTTCTTAAAATGTTAATTTGTTTGTAAATATATATTTAGTTTTATCTACCTTGTCAAAGTTAAATTTTAAACTCTTGTCTGATACAAATGTAGAGTATTTACCATCATCTTTAAGCAGTTTAAAACCTTTAGACAATAATTCCTGCTTCAACTCATTGTCTAAACAATAAATAAACATTATTCACCACCTTCTCCTTCTTTGCCATCTGTTCTAACATCTTCTTCTTCGGTAGAAACTCTACCCTTATCGCCACCTGTAGGGCTGTTAATATCGGAAGTAGTATGTGAAGATGATAAAGGCTTCCATGAATCAGGGATATTTAAAACAGACTCTAAGAAATTCATACTTTCTATTGAACTTTGCGAATTCCCCATAGTTGTAAATAATTTTATCTTATTTGGCGCACCATATTGTGCGGATTTCAATTCTTCCGCTATTTTTTCTTTCCTATTCTGGTAAGTCACGTCAAGCAGGTTTATTTTAAATTTATACTTCTTCTCATTGAATTTGAGTTTTCTATTTATCCATCTTTCAACTTGTCGAAGCATAGCGAATACTGACTGTTCATCAGTGACTAAAGATGCTTTTACTGTTGCATCTGTAGTACCACTGTCAGTAAACAACCCTTTAGATACACCCGTAGAGTTCCAAAAGTTATCTACTGCTTCTTGAACTTTATCTGTGCCTACTCTATCATCACTTAGTTTGAACAATTGCATATCATCAAATATTGACAATATAAATCCTACTTGGTCAGGCAATTCTTCATTAATTTTATTTCCAAATTCAACAGCGGTATCCAACGTCACCTTGAAGTCATTGGCTACTTCACTTTTATCTTTAGTAGGTATTTTACCTCCTATTATCGCTATGTTTTGCATTTCATTATTGGCTTTCTTTAATGCTTTGTAGTCCTCAATTTCATATATTTCAGCAAATACTCCAGCAAAAGGTGGGAATGGATAAGATATTGTTTCATCAGTTTTCAAACAAATAGAATTTTCAGAATCTATTTCTTGCCACTGCAAATCTTCATCTTTCTTACCCCTACTCTTTTTTGAATTTTTGTATTTGTTGTATTTAGTAGTAAATTCAGGGGCATAAAATTCTAGCCTATCTTCATCAAAATCGAAATATTGAAAATTAAACTCATAATTATACACACCATCTTCTATTGTTTTTATTCTGCAATAGTCGGGATTTATTCTTTGTATAAAGTAAGAATCCTCTGTTTTATGTTCATAACCATAAAAAATACCCTCTCTGTAAGTAATTTGAAGGGCTTTTAACATTTCATGTTTTATATTCATATTGTCTAATTCAAATAAAGTTTCATAATACACTTTCCTAAACTGTTTTTCATTTATTTTTTCCAGTGTTAACCGATAAGGAGATACAAACCAATCCAAAGTAGGCATTTCAGCATGATAATTACATAATCTCCTATAATGTGGACTTAATACATATAGAAAATTTGATAAATTCCGTAAAGTTTCCTCATTTCTTTGTGGATTCTGTAATGCTTGTACTACCCTTTCTTTAGGGAAACTACTAAACATTATTCTACTACCATAAACATCTATATCTTGTATTATTAGCCTAGCTAGTTTTGAAAAGTCTAATTTGTAATATTTTTGTATCAATTCCTGCGTTTCTTCCTTTTCTTGCTTTTTTTCTTTATTTGTTTCTGCCAAAATTTCACCTCCTACGCTCTTACCAAAGGTTTCTTAAATACAGATAGTAAAGCAGATAAATCCACTTCAACTTCAGGTGCTAATACAACATTTTCATATTTCATAATATAATATAAACCATACATCACTGCCATAGCCTTGTCTTTGTCCACTCTTTTAGTAACTTGTTTAATTCCTAATTTTCCACTATCCAGATGTACTAATTGCAAATTAGATATTTCTTCAACAAGAAAATCTGTTTGCAATTTAGGTGTTACAACATTTTCTATATATTCTTTATCCTCTAAATTATAAGAAATTGAATGCTTTTCCAATAATTCCAATTTTTCACCTTCTACGACATCTATAAAATTAACTATAATGTCATTTTGTATCCCTTGGGAAGTTATGCCAAACAAACATTTATCAGCATCATATGGGTTTTCGGGTTTATCCTCTGTGTTTATACTGTCCCAGCAAGGGTATATAGCACCTGTTAATGGGTCAATATGTTCTTTGAGCAATTCTTCATAAAAACCTTTCCCTAGTCCATTCATATCTACAACTGCCATTTTTGCATTATAAATATATTTTAATCTTTTCAAGATAGTAGCCTGAGCTGTGAAATTTAAGAAGGTAGGTACATATACCAAATTCACTAATTGAATAGCAGATATTCTCTGAGTCCTATTATCTCTAATAACTTTTAATACTGCTGTACTCGATTGATTATTAGAAGAATTATAACTTCTAGCAACGTCTACGCCTAAATAATATTCTGACATTTCTTCACCTTTAACTTCAGGCATTGACAAAGTCCTCAAGCGTAAAAGCTTTTTTATATCTACCAAAGCATTATCTGTAGTTCCCACCCATTTGCTTTCATAATTTTGTGCAAATGTTATAGGAGACATATCTTCTTTCTTTTTCATTATTTGTTTTTTAGTAGAACCTCTGCCATACCAACAACCTAACTTCCAATCAGAACCTAATATAATCTCACCTGACAAATTAAGCATACCATTTTTCATTCTTATGTTTCTCTCAAATTCATCTGAACCTCTAAAGCCTGCTGTACTAAAAAAGTTAACTCTTTGCGAAAGTTCTTCGGGATTGTTTAACCCCAACTCTCCCACTGTCAATCTACCATGTTCTACTATAGGGTATAAAGCATCTTGAAATACAGTATCATCCATTAAAACGCTTTCTTCAATATTTATAATATGCCTTCTTTGACCCTTGCTAGTTTGACTGTTCGCTAATATATCAACCCGAGAATCATTTAAAAATAAAACCTCGGCATCATTTCTTGAAAATTTTTCATTAATAATTTCATTTTTAAACCATGGGTATTTTTTTGTTATATCTTTATGTTTATCACTCAGTAATTCTGCGGCATTTTCTTTTGTTTGTGCTGTTAATGCAAATTCAATGCCGGGATATAAACAACACATTCCATACATAATTAATACTTCTAAAAAAGTATTATGACTTACAATACCGTTGCTTACAAAACTATGTGTTAAAGGCAAGGATAAATCATAGGTATAATTTAAATTATCTTGTATATCTTCTACTTTTGCAAAAAAATAATTTAAACTTTGCAACTCTTTCAAATGCTTATAATTATCACACTTATCAGCGTTGTCAAAAGATAATAGTTTGTTTAATTTATCATATGTTAATTCGTTATCGCCTCTAATTACATGGTGGATTTCACGGTAAATATATTTATTATATTTCTTTATATCATGATAAAAACCATTTATTATATTTTTTTGATGTGGAATAATATCTTTGTTAGTATTTCTTTTTATGCCGACATATTTTAACAATTTGCTCTTTTTTATATTTGAACTAAATCCTATATTGCTAGCATAAATATCTATATTGCTGCCGGTAATAGCTACAAGCCAATGCGACTGATTATGTTTATTAGTTTTTTTTCGCCTACTGGATAATATTCCAAAATTTAATAACAAAAATTGCACTTGTTTGGCTAACTTCTCAGATACAGTATAATATACAACTGTATGTCTGCCTACGTATCCATCTGTATCAAATAAACCTTTTAAAAAATTTGCTACATTTGATTTGCTGCCAGATAATATACATTTGGGAATAGATTTATTATGGGCACCTACTAATTCAAAACCCAAAACCTCTAAATACTTTCTCAAATATTTATTGTAGATTACATAATCCACGTTATTCTCTTTTACTTTATTTACATCTGTATTAAAATATATTTCCGCAATTTCTTTAAAATTATTTATTATATCCTTATCTTTATTTGAAAATAAAATTACATTATCACGTGTTAAACAACCGTCCCCAACTAAATAGCCAAAAAATAAAGATAAATTATCGTCTAATATTTTGGGCATGTCTGTAATTTTTAAATGGCTACTGGATTGTTTGGACAGGGTATTAACCCATAATTTTAACTCTTTGCTTTTGTCTATGTCGTCTTTATTGCCCCAAACATCATTATTTCTATTTACTACGACAAAATCTCCTACCTTAATATCCTCTATATTCCTCCATTTTATCAAACCATCTTTGTCTAAAATCAATAATGGATGATTTAAAGTCCCCTCAACGTCATATCCAAACTCAGTTATTATTTTTTTAGTATTCTTATATCCACCATAATACAACGAAGACACCTTTTCTAAGACACCATATCTATTTATTACATCTAAATTGTCCACTCCAATCCACTCTTCGCTCTTACCTTTGTAGTAATTAAAAAACTCTCCTATTTCTTTTATACCATCTTTAGTGTAGACCATAGTATCTCCAGCTACACATTTTCCGTAACCTCTCACGAACACGCCGTACATTGAATGGAACCTGCCTACCGCCCTTATAAAAGTCCTTTGGTCAGAGTGCAAATTAATTCCACCTGTTTTTGGTCTAATTAAATCAAAAAATAAGTCAAGATTCCATCTTGCCCAAGATAAAAATTCTATATATTTATTCAAATTAGTTTCTAAATGCGAACATTGAGTTATACTTTTGGCTTTTACTGTAGCATTATGTTCCGGTATATGATTACTTCTATTCCTAGTATATTTAGCATTTTTGCTTTGAAAATTGCTATAAGAAGCCATTAATTATCACCAACTTCAGCTTTATCATCTGTTTGTATAAATTTTTTTATCTTATCTCTATTTTTTAAAGTAGGGTCATCTGTAAATATTTCATATGGGTCGCCATATTGGTCTACATAATCTTTTATACTCCTGTCATAAAAAGAATACACTTCTTCATATTTAATAGGAGACAATCCTGCTAATTCCCTTTCATAGTTAATATAGCAATATAAAATAAAATCTATAGCATCATTGGGTCTATACTTAAATTTAGGCAACACCCTAATTACATCAACCTCTTTTTCTACTGCCTGAGATAATTCTGAAAATGTTGACAATCCATCGCTTAAATCTGCTTTACTTAATTGAGATGGGTTTATTTTTGCATCCGTAGCAGCCTTACTAGCCAAGGCACCCCAATCTCTGGCATCTTTCACTTCGCCCCTAGCTGTAGCCATTTCTTCTTTAACTCTATATCTTATATAATTAAAAAGGGCTTCAGTGTGCATAGCTGTTTTTTCACTATAATTATCCCTAAGCATTGCATATTTTTTTTCAAACAAATATACTTCCTCTATGTCATAATCAAAACCCCATTTTTCTTTTAATCTTAGAATTTCTTTTTTAGTTAATTTGTTTGAAGGTTTTGTTATATCTATTCTTCTTTCTTCATCTCTTAGTATTCTTTCAATTTCTTCTTCGATAGTTATATTCCAGCCATCCTTCCAAGTTTTATCATGGTATATCGGTAAAGAATTAATTACTCTAAAATAATTCCCTACTGGGTCACTACCAGTTTCTAAAGCTGTTTCAAAAATATCTTGAAAAAATGGAAGGTCTAATTGCATAAGAAATTCTTTAAGTTTTTCTATGTTAACACTGTCATCCCTATTATACACTCTATCTTTTATGAATTTTTTGCAAAATGGGAGTCTACCGTTTGCATGATACAAATGATAACTAACATAAAATTCTTCTGGTCTATGTACTTTCCCACAACCAACGCAATAATAAATGTTTTCATCTTTAGCTTTGGGTGTGGATTTTTTCTTTGCTGTAGCCACTTGTTCCACCTCCTTGTATTCTTTATTTCATTTTTTATATATTTACAACATATTTATCTTTATCCTCAACTATCTCATCCAATAAATAAGTTTTTATATTATTAAATTTTAAATTTTCTTCATTGTTATATTTTACTATAGTATAACAATTAGTTTGTTGA